AGACCACATTTTTAATTCTCTCATTCTGTCTTTCGCAGTTAGTTCCATATTTGCTTTCGCATAAATCTTTTCATCTAGATCAATCTTCCAAAGTTCTTTCTTTAAATCATCTTTTTCTTCTTCAATCTTTTTTTCTAATCTTTTTATTTTGATATCATTTCTTCTGTAATCAAATGATAGTGACATTAAATTTTCTAAGAATACGTTTTGCTCTCTAACACATTGCCAATATTTAGCAGCTTTCGTTGGATACTTCATATCTTGAAGTACTGATATTCTAGCTTCTGTTTCTGTTCTAAAAATTTGTTTCTTTGTCCAAGTATCTCTAAGTTCACCTACCATAGCTTTAAAAGCTTTAACGTCTTCAGTTGGTAAAATGTTATGAAGATGTTCTTCTTCTTTTTCTATTAAAGGTTGGATGTCTCTTTTTTCTTTAGTCATTTCTTATACTTTCTTTATATGATTATTAAAGATTAATCAAGTGTTAAGAAGCTGTGATTGTAACTGTTGTTGGTGCTATACCTGTATATTCTTCTGTTGCATTTGAATCAGGTGGTACTTCTCCAGCAAAAGCTAAACCTAATGCTTGTGTTCCTGCTGCTCCTAAACCATATCTTGCAACTGACATATTTGTACTAGTTGTCCAAGATGTACCATCATATGTTTCTGTTGCTGAGACTGCACCTGTAACATTACCACCAGCAGCTAAAGCTGCTGTTTGTGTACCAGCTCCTGACCCAGCTCTTCTAGCGGTATTCATACTTCCTGGAGAAGTTGTCCAAGTAGATCCATTGTATTCTTCAGTTGATCCTGTATTAGCTGTACCATTATATCCACCAAATGCTAAAGCAGCTGTTTGAGTACCTGCTGCAGCAAGATCTCTCCTTGCAGTATTTAAACCTGTAGGATTATTTGCCCAAGAAGTTCCGTCATATTCTTCTGTTGCTGCTGTAACAGCTGGAGTTGGAAGACCACCAGCTGCTAAAGCAGCTGTTTGAGTTCCACAACCTTTCACAGCATATCTTGCTGTATTTAAAGGATTACTAGGAGACCAAGTTGAACCATCATATTCTTCTGTTTCTGCTTGAGGAGTTCCTAGACCAGGAATTCCACCAAATGCTAAAGCAGATGTTTGAGTTCCTGCTGAACCGAAAGATTGTCTTGCAGTTCCCATAGTAGCTGGAACGGTTGTCCAAGTAGAGCCATTATAAGATTCTGTTGCTCCAGTTTCAACGGTAGGAGTATTTCCACCAAATGCTAAAGCAGCATTTTGTGAATCTCCTGTTCCTCCTAAATTATTTCTTGCAGTACCTATAGTCCCACCAGTTGCCCAAGAAGCAACACCAAGTGCTTCTCCCTTCAAAGTATTAGAAGTCGAGTTGTACCAAATCTGCCCAATAGTTGGATTCGCTGGATCTGATGCTACTACCTCGATGCTTTGTCCTCGTATATTTATATAATCTGCCATATTAACTTACCGTAATTGTTTTTGTTAATGGTGATCCTGCACCAAGCCATTCTTCTGTTGCTGCTGTAATTGTGCCACCTCCACTATCTCCACCAAAAGCTAGTGCTGCTGTTTGAGTTCCTGCTCCTGCTAAAGTATTTCTTGCTGTTGCTAAACTTGCTGGACTTGTTGCCCAACTTGTTCCGTCATATTCTTCTGTTGCTCCTGTAACAGGAGGAACATCACCACCAAAAGCTAAACCAGCAGTTTGTGTTCCTGCTCCTGATAAATAAGCTCTTGCTGTATTCATAGAATTTACTGATGTCCAGGAGCTACCATTGTATTCTTCAGTTACACCTGTATTAGGTGGAATTAAACCTCCAAAAGCTAAAGCTGCTGTTTGAGTTCCTGCTCCACCTAAAAGCTCTCTTGCCGTATTTAAACCAGTAGGATTATTTGCCCAACTTGTTCCGTCATATTCTTCTGTTGCTCCTGTAGCAGGAATAGCACCACCAAAAGCTAAAGCTGCTGTTTGAGTTCCACAACCTGCTAAAGCATATCTTGCCGTATTTAAACTGTTAGAATTTACCCAAGAATTTCCATCATATTCTTCTGTTGCACCTGTAGCAGCAGGTGTAGGATTAAGTCCTCCAAAAGCTAGTCCTGCTGTTTGAGTACCTGCACCTGCTAAAAATCTTCTTGCTGTATTTAAAGAATTAGATGTTGCCCAATTTGTTCCATCATATTCTTCTGTTGCTCCTGTAGTAGGTGGACCGTCACCACCAAAAGCTAATGCTACGGTTTGTGTTCCTGCTCCTGATAATTGACTTCTTGCTGTATTCATATTATTACCAGTGGCCCAAGCCCCTGCAGTAGTTACACCAGTATATTTCAAATCTTTCGAAGTATCATTATACCAAGTCTGCCCAATAATAGGGTTAGATGGGTCAGCACTTAAATACTGAACTTTAAATCCTTTTATGCCTTTGTACTCTGCCATTTTACTCCACTAATGTTATGTCAGCTGGTCTATCTCTCATAGTTTGTTCTTCTGCAGGTAAAGCGTCCCAAGCAGCTTGTGCCGCTTGTACTTCTGCATCAACAATCGCTTGAGCTTCAGCTTTCGTTTTAACAGTACCTAAAACTTTTGCAATCCAAAGATTTGCATCCTTGTTATTTGCAGGTACTTGCCAAACATTACCAGGTAATCCAGAGATTGTAAACTTAGCAGATTCGCTATGTTCAATAAATCCTTTTCCCCAGTTCTCAGCTACGATGTATGTTTTTGTTGCCATATTTTCCTCCTGTTAACTTACTGTAATTGTTTTTGTTGTTGGTGATCCTGCACCTGCCCATTCTTCTGTTGCTCCGAAAGTAGTTGCACCATTACTACCACCAAATGCTAAAGCAGATGTTTGTGTACCTATTCCACCTAATTGGTATCTAGCTGTATTTAAACTTCCAGGAGAAGTTGTCCAAGTAGAGCCATCATATTCTTCTGTTGCTGTTGTAGCAGGTGGTGTTTCTCCACCAAATGCTAATGCTGCTGTTTGTATTCCTGCTCCAGTCAAATAACTTCTTACTGTATTTAAACCAGTAGGATTTGATGCCCAAGAAGTTCCATTATATTCTTCCGTTGCTCCTGTGCGTACTGTTGTTTCTCCACCAAAAGCCAAACCTGCTGTTTGAGTGCCACAACCTCCTAAAACTTGTCTTGCAGTATTTAAACTTCCTGGTGAAGTTGCCCAACTTGTTCCATCGTATTCTTCGGTTGCTCCTGTAGAAGATGGAGTAAGACCACCAAAAGCTAGAGCAGATGTTTGTGATCCTGCACCTGCTAATGCTCTCCTTGCAGTATTCATAGAATTAACTGTAGTCCAATTTGTTCCATCATATTTTTCTGTTGCTGCTGAAATAGCTGTATCAAGACCACCAAATGCTAGTCCTGCAGTTTGAGTACCACAACCTGCTAATGCTCTCCTTGCAGTATTCATAGAATTAACTGTAGTCCAATTTGTTCCATCATATTTTTCTGTTGCAGTTGTATTAGTAGCAGGTGGAATAGTATAACCACCAAAAGCTAAACCAGCTGTTTGAGTGCCAGCTCCTCCCATTTCTTGTTTTACTGTATTCATATTGTTACCAGTAGCCCAAGCACCTGCTGTTGTAAGTTCTCCTACCTTCCAAACATTAGAAGTAGAATTATACCAAACTTGTCCTTCAATCGGGTTGCTGGGGTCAGCTGAAAGGTTTTGAATTGTAAAACCTTGTATACCTTTATAAGTAGCCATTGATTATTTATCCTTTAATAACCAACCTTGAGTAGCTCCTGAATATACTAAAGTTAAACCAGCTCTTTCTACAGATACAGTTAAGTCTGCAGCAGAACCTTGAATGTTTTCAGAGTTTCTACCTACAGTTAGATTGTTAGTATCAAACGTTCCTGCGTAATCAACAAATGTTACTTCATCTCCTAAAGTTGGAGTTGCTGGTAACGTTGCTGTGTACGATCCACTCGATGTATCTACAAAATATCCTTCACCAGCTACAGCTGTAAATGTAGTCGTTTTAACTGCTTGCCATGATGTTCCGCCTGAAACATCTGTGAAAGTTAAGTTACCACTACCGTCTGTTTTAATAACTTGATCTGCTGTACCGTCTGCACCTGGTAATGTAAATACTACGTTAGTTGTAACAGTAGTAGGTGCTTGTAATCCTACGTATTCTCCACCTGTACTATCTGATAATCTTAGATCACCTTGTGCACCAATTTGTAAATTTGATCCATCCCAAACTAAATTAGATGTACCTGCAAAAGTATCTGAGCTGTTGAATTGTACTTGAGTATTAGAACCACCTGGTGTTCCTAGTGGTACTTCATTTACATTTGTACCATCTGAATAAACTAATTTCGAACCTTTATCAGTAGTAGCAAAAGTAACACCTGTTCCTGAACTTGTTTTGAAAGCTAAAGTGTGTGCACCACTTGTTCCATTATTTAAGATATAAGTTTTTTCAATTCCATTTGGAATAGTAACTTGTGAATTTGCAGATAGAGTTCCTGTAAATTTTAAAACTGCATTTCTTGCATTTGATATAGTTGCATCCGTCATTAACAAAGATGTATTTGTTGATGTTAATGATACAGCTTGGTATCCTGCAATCGCTTGTTGTAATAAGTTTAAATTGGTATTTGTTTTATCGCCCCATGTTCCCGAGTTTTCACCCGTTACCATTAGTTCGAGTTTAAGGTCTGTAGAATAACTTGATGCCATATAAATCCTTTGTGCTATATTATCATTATTAAGCTGCTATATCAACTTCAGTCCAAACATTTGATGCTCCCGTTGATATTTCTGTCCAAGTGTTTGTGACATTTGGATCAACTTCCTGCCATGCTTGTATTTTATCGGCACCTAGACTTAGTGTCAATGATTGGCCCGAAACTGTAACATTTGCATTAGCTACCGTAGTTACTGAGCCTATTGCTGAAGTCATTGCAATACCTGTAACTTCTGCCACGACTACCGCATCAACAGTACCTATTGCTGAAGTAAGTGCTTGTCCAGTTAATGTTAAATTAGCATCACCTGTTATGCTTATTGAGCCTAAATTAGAAGTTAGTGAAATACCTGTAACATCAACAGGTGTATTTAAATCAACTGTTTCATCACCAATATTTGAAGTTAAACTTAATCCTGTTTCTGTAACATTAGCATCAGCTGTAATTGCAACTGAATTAATTGTTGTACTTAATAAACCAGCTGTTGTTACTACAGGGCCTACTTCTATTGATTCTGAAACTTGTCCTATACCAGTATTTAATGCATTTTCAGTAGCGTTAATAGTTATGTTACCATCTGCATCTAAGTCTACCGCACCGATAGTTGAAGTTAATGCAATACCAGTTAGTGTAGCTATTGAATCTGCGTCAAAGTCTATTTGACCAATATTAGAAGTTAATACATTGCCATTAACATTTACGTCTGCATTTGCAGATGTAGTTACTGAACCTATTGCTGAATTTAATGATTGGCCTGTTACATTTGCTGCAACACCAATTGATATGTTAACTGATCCTACGTTTGAAGATAGTGTTGGTGTATTTGCACCTTCACCCCAATTACCTTCGCCCCAAGCAGAATTGCCCCAAGTATCGAAGCCTACTACTACGGCATTATCACCCCAGGCTTGTTCGCCCCAATTATTTGAACCCCAGGATGATGCTGCCATTAAACACCTCTTAGCTTATTCTTAGAATAGCTGCAGAGGTTGTGAAAGCTGGGAATTGAATTGTAAATGTTCCGCTTGTAGCTGTTTTATCTCCACCAAAGTCTAGTACAGCAACCGCTGTGTTTGAATTTGATGTATTGTAGATCAACGCACCTCTAGCAGTTAAAGTTACGTTAGTAAAAGATAAATTTGAAAAATCTACGATTGCAACATTTGATGCAACCGAAGTTCCACCATTAACTAGTTCCTTTCCTCCAGCAGTATAACCTGCAGGTGAAGATGTTTCAGATCCAGTTGTGTATGAAGTTGTAGATTTTCCTAAAGTTGCTGCAGAAGTATACATAGCTAACTTAAACACACTTCCTGTTGAAGCGGTAAAGTCGTGCTTACCTTCTAATAATTCTTTTTTAAAAGAATTTGCAATTGCGTTTGTTGTTATTGCCATTTTAATGTCTCCTTAATATTAATATTATGGTGATGGTGATTCGACTTTAAGTCTAGGTACACCATCGTCAAATTCTGCTCTTCTTCTTCTGCCCATTTGTTGAATAGCAAAAGATTGCATAGCTTCATCATACCTTTGTCTGTATAAGTTGTAAAGATCTGTAGGTCCTTTTAGGTATGAAAAAGCTTCTACTAAAACACCATACAATAACAAAGCTTCTTGATACGTCGATAAAAACGTATTTGTAGTTGAGTTAAAATGAGGTGGGTCTTTAATAAAATTAATTTGAATTGTATATGTGCTATCTGGAGTTGGAGCTACAGCTAAAGTGAAATCATCCCAATTAGCCCAATATTTAGGTTCTCCTGTTGCACCTGAGCTATTATATTCAGATATAAAACTTGTGTCTCTTTTTTCTAAAAAAGTTCTAGTAGATCCATTAATACTTTGCACTGATCTTAAAATTAAACAATCAGCAGGTAATGAAACATATCTATTACTAGCTGTAAATGTAGAAGTAGAATACTTTCTTAAATCATCGTAATCTACTTTACCTGCTATATCTAATTCAGTATTCCTAATAAACTGATCTAAGATACTATCGGTTAATACTGAACTATCTACCTCTGTGTAGTTTCTTACTTGTGTTAAAAAATTTGAATATGTAATTGCCATTATGTTATTACTACAGTTACGTTATTTAGTCCCATTAATAATTGTCTTCTTCTATTTTGTTCTGATCCATTATCTGGTTGCATACCATTAGATAAAAAAGCAAATTCACCTGGAAGTGTTAGATTAGCTACACCTACTGTAATTCCACCTGAATCAGCTAACACACCATTTATATTAGTTGGTTGTTGAAATTTTTGTGATCTAGTATTTTGTAAAGCAATCGCATCAGGCTTGTGATAAGGCGGATCAAGTTGTGGATGCTTTGGTTCAAATTCAGATATATGTACTAAAGAACCATTCCACTCTTTTACCATTTCTGTATAAGGAAATGCTTGTCCTGATCTATCAGATATTGCTTGTGATCTTTTTCCACTTGCGTATGCCATTATACTCCATCTCCATAGAATGTTTGTGGTGAAATATAAACTGAAGTTCTTTGACCATCTTCAGTTAATGCTCTTTGTAATTCATCTTCGTAAATTAATCTTAACTCTTGTGTTCTTGCCGGTGCTTTTTTCATAGATAAATAATAAGCTAAACCTGAACACATACAAGGTAAGAATCTATAAACTATATCAGCTTGATTTGTGTAAGCACCTGCATCTTCTATTCTACCAATGTAATAATATTTTACATAAGTATAAGTTACCGCATCAGGTGTTAAATATAAAGTAATAGTAGGTGTTGTTTGTCTGTTCACATAATATTGTGAAGGCTGTCCTGTTGAACCTTTGTTAGGTAAACCTGCGTAAGCTGATCTATCTATTTTAGTTAGACTTACATCCGTGATGCTTGGTCCAATACCTGTGCCTGTTGAGATATAAGCTTCTAAGATATCATTACATCCTGTTGGTGCATTATAAGTAGCTGTACCTGAGCTTAGTACTTGTTCTTGCAAGGCTACCTTCCAAAGATGCACGCCTCTGTTGCCCCATTCAGAAAATAATAAATTTAAACTTCTTCTAGCTGATCTTAAATCGTAACCACTATTAGTACGTATCCCGCATCTCTCATATGCTTCTTCAATGATATCATCGATGTTTAAATCGAAGGATGTTGTACCTGATGTTGCCATAGTTCATTAAATCAAATCTTTAATATACTCGTAATTTTTTCCAGGTACTAAAGATTCATCTTGTAATCCCATACCTGATGTTCTAGCAGAGCCGTATCCTTTTACAGATTTACCATTACTAGCTTTCATCATTTTACCGTATTTAGCATAACCCATTCTGTTTCTTACTTCTGGCGGTAACTTGCCTAATGATTTTTCTTTTCCAGCTGGAACAGGTTTTAAATTAGTCATCATACCTTTTTTAGCTTTTTTAACGCCTTTTAATTTTCCTGAATTCTCCATTGCATAAAACACGGATTCACCTTTTTTCTTTCCGTATTCTTCTTTCATTTTTTCCATTATCTTTTTACCTTTTTTATTTAGTGACATAGTATTCTCCTTAAATTAAATCCTTTATATAGTCAGCTTGTTTTCCAATTATCATTCCACCTTTTGATTTCATTTTTACTTTCTTAGTTCCTTCTGAACCAACAACTGTAAACTCATCAGCAACTTTATATTCTTTTCCTTTTTCTGAAGCTTTCTTAGCTAACTCTTGTGGGCTCTTACCTTTTTCATAAGTACCTAATCCTGAAGCAATTGTTAACGCTGCTCCAACCGGTGTTGCCATTCTAGCAACTTTAGCTACCTTAGCTACTTTTGATGAAGCTAATTTTTTAAATGCACTACCAAGTTGTTCTGCTTTACTTACAGGGGTTACGAAAGGTGCTTTAGAAGAAAGTCTAACTACTCTACTAGATGTTGATGGTTTTGAATCTGAAGGAATTACAAAAGGTGCTTTAGAAGAAAGCCTTACTTTTTTAGTAGTTT